AAGTTATATGTAATCCACCACGCATTACCTTGTGTTGGTGATATACGTGGTTGAGTACATATAACTTTGCCAAAATTTTTATAATCAATCATTTTTAAACAATACAATAATAATTTAGGCACTTGTGTAGATTTACCAGTACCAGTAGCACCAGTAACAAATAATACTTGATGATGAATATAGTGATTAAAAAAATTAAGTTGTGCTAACCAATCCATACCATAAAATAAATAAAACTCAAATACTTTTGTTAAATTTTTTTGATAAGTTTTATCGTCAGTCTCTTTATCCCCACTTAATCTCATTTTTGGTAATTTGTTATATTTTTTATTTGTTAAATAATAATAGGCTTCAAAAATATCTTCATTTTTATCGAAATATTGTTTTAATAAACTTCTAGTTCTATTTCTTTTTAAGTTTGTATCTGATGGTAAATATTTTTCATTTGTCATATTTAAACTTAATTTAAATTCTGATAATAATCCATTTTTAACTAGGTATTCATAAATAAAATCTTGTCTTTTTTCTATCCATACTTTTTCTATTTTATTATAAATAGACCTAGAACTATTATTATTCCCTTCTTGTAATTTTATATTATTATCTATCTTTAACCAATTCCTAATATTATCATCCAAAAAATTATTAAAAAACTGTTTTTGATTATCATTATTTAAATTTTTAAAATTTTCTCCTAATAAGTCAAATTCTCCGTCGTAACTATGTGATAATATTTTAGCTATATTATATAAATTTTTTAAATTTAATTTACCTCCATTTACACTTTTAATATTATAAAAATTATTATTAATTATATTACCATATGATTTTTTAACAATTAAATAATCTCCATAAACTGTTTCTTGAAGATGATCCATTGTATCTTTTAAATAATTCCAAAGTAAACTTGTATTAGATTCCCCTTCTTCATTTAATTCTAAAAATATTTGAAATACAGCATTTAAATCTTCTCTTGTTATTTCTACTTCTTTTTCTTTTTTGATATAGTAATTTTCATCTATAAATTCTTCATCATAATTTTCAAAAATAAATTTTTGTATATTTTTACTATATTTTTTTTTTAAATATTCATTTTCAGGATTACTTATTATATTTCTATCATTACTATTATTTAAAAAAAATGAAAATAATGATTTAAATAATTCAAATTCAAAATCTTTATCTTCACCCATTTTAGTATTTGAATAAATATTTTTAGAAATATTTCTAATTTCAACAATAAAATAATTTTTTTGACTATCACTTAAATTAAAATAATTTTCATTATCAAATATTCCTATCTTTTTAAAATTTATTAATTCATTTAAATATTGTATCATATATTTTCCTTTTTCATTTATTTTTTTATTAAATAAAACCCATTTAATTTTTTTTATAGCTTGATAATAACCATTTCTTATAACATTATAATAATCTCCAAACCATAAATATTTATTTTTTTGTATTGTGTCATCAAAATTACCAGTTTTTAATTGTGTTAATTCTTTTATTGAATATTTTATTAATTTTGATTCTCTATTTTCATTTTCTAAAATATATTTATTATTTAATTTTCTTATTGGTATTGAATTTATCCAATTTATATATAATTTACCATTTGTTATTTTTATTGTTTCTAAAGCGGAACAAAAATGATGATGCATTATTATATATATTAATTTCTTTTCACTGTCTTCTTTTAATTTTAATAAATTATTAGTATTATTAGTATCAAGTAAACCAATAGAAAAATTAGTATATTTTAATTCATTTTTTAAAACATCTTTTATATCTTTTTTTAAAATATCTTTGCTTATATTATCACTATTTTTATCATAAAGTATTTGATTCAAATCTTTTATGTTTTTATATCTTTTTTTATTATCTTTATCATCCATAAATGGTATTACCATTAGCGAAGTTGCTAGAATATCTCTATTATTATTTTGTGTCCATTGATCATAATAACTATCTTTTACTGGTTCTTCTTCTAAATAAAATATTCTAACAGAAATATCTTCTATTAAATATGCTGTTAGTAATATTATAATATCAAGATCTTTTTTTAATAAGTTAGGGTATAAATTTTTTAATACAGTTTGAATTTTAGTTCTAAAAATATCTGTAATAAATTTATAATTATAGTTTTTTAAATAATAAAGTAAATCATTAAATATTTCATAGTCTTTAATTTCTATATTTACCATTAAATTAAATTAAAGTATAATTTAATTTAATAATTTATTTTATTTATTATCCATAAATCTTTATCCCATATTTTTGTAATTCCTCCTTTTGGATATCTATCTGTATAATTAATGTTAACATCTTTCATGCCTTTACTAGCAATTTTTAATAATGCATTACATACTGCTTGATGAGTAACTAATAATATATTATTTTTTTTAGATACATTATCATTCATAATTCGTTTTAAAATTTTTTTTGCTCTTTCCATAACATCGCGTTCATCTTCTGGATATTTATTATTTTCTGGTTCTATTAAAGATTTATATTTTTCGTTGTAATTAAAAGATTCCGCAATATAAATAGGCAAACTAACAGTATAAGATTTTGGTGGTATTAATTGTGGATGTTGTATTTCTTGTAAACAATATTCAATATTAACTTTTTTATTATTATTTTTTAAATAAGGATGAATTGTTTGTAATGTTCTTATAAACGGAGAACTATAAATAATATTAATTTCTATTTCATTTAATTTTTTTATTAATTTAATTGAATTATCTAAACCAATTTTCGTTAATGGTGAAAAAAAAGTAGCATCTTGAGTTCTATCTTCGTGTCTTAAAATATATAGTTTCATTATATATATATATATTTATATATTTAATATAATTTATTGTTGAGTACAACCAGGACCATCTTCATCATCAGTTTGGAAATGGTGTTGCTGTTCCGAAGAACGAGCATGTTGTTGTCGTTGCGCCGCACGATGTTGTTGCGCCGCATGATGTTGTTGCGAAGCATGATGTTGTTGCGAAGCATGATGTTGTTGCGAAGCATGATGTTGTTGCGAAGCGTGACCATAATCAAATCTATCTTTATCTATTTTAATACAATTCAAGTTAATACAATTCGTTTTATCAATTTTACCTTCTTCTTTATAATACTCATAATCACATTTAATCAATAATTTTTTTAATACATCTTTCTCATTATCTTCTAATTTTTTTAAATTAGGAAATTTTGTTTTAAAATGTATAAATAAATGACCTTTTTCTCCATTAGGTGAATACATACCTTCATTTCTAACTAATAGTAATCCTTCTTTATCTAAAACATTATTATTTGTAACTAATAACTTTCTGTTATCTAGGTGTGTAATAACTTTAGAAAAATTAAATAAATCTTGATATAGAGGTATTTCTATCTCCATATGTAAATCATTTTCTATTTTTTTAAATACATCATGTGGTTTTTCTTTAATAGTTATTATTAAATTAGTTTTACCGTTTTTCAAATTATGACCTTTACCATTTAATTTAATTTGACTACCGTCTGATAATTCACGTTTTAATGGAATACTAATATTTTTTTGTTTAAATTGAAATTTATTTCCATTACAGGCAGAACATATATTATTTTTTTCTAAAAGTTGTCCTGTACCTCTACAATCTTTACATTCTGTAACAACTTGTGTAATCATTCCTGGTCCAACTTGTCTCATTTCCATTACTTTACCTTGACCATTACAAGATATACATTTTGAAGATTTTTTATTTTTTGTACCAAAACCATCACACTGTTTACAATAATTTTTTTGTGTATATTCTACACGTACTGTTTTACTATTATAAATATCTTCGAGACTAACATATGTTTCTACATTACAGTGATCAACTTTTTCTTGAGGTTGTCGCCTATTTCCAAATGGAAAACTATTAAAACTGTCACCAAATCCACTAAAACCACCAAACCCTCCCATATTGCCAAAAAATTGTTCAAAAATTTTAGATGGATCTACCGGAGGACCGTCAGATCCATTTTTTAATATATCTAACCCTATTGTATCATATAATTTTCTTTTTTCTTTATCTGAAAGAATAGAATATGCTTCACTAATTTCTTGAAATTTACTTGTTGCTTCTTCTTTATTATCTTGATTTTTATCTGGATGCCATTTCATCGATTTAGTACGATATGCTTTTTTTAATTCGCTATCATTAGAATTAATACTAACACCTAGAACATCATATAATTTTGTATCTTTTACCATTAAGTAATTATATATATAAATCCTTAAATAATATCATTTTTTAAAATTATATAAATTAAATAGTTTTTTTTTTATCTTTATTTTTCGCTTCCTCCTGAATTTTTCTAATAGTTAATAATGCGTAAGAGTAGTATAAACCGTACATTATATTTATAAATATTATATATATAAAGATTTTAATTCAATTTTTAAAAAAATTGAATTAAAAGTAAACTAAAAATATACTTTATATATTTAATGTCAAGTTCAGTACTATTTAATGATAAAAGTAACTTTAAAAGCAAGCGTGCTATTGATCGATTGAAAAAAGATATTAAAGCGAATATTGAAGGTAATAATCTTAATAAAATTGATTCATCTAAATATGTAAAAGAAGGATTTAATTTTACTCTTTTTCACGACAAACAAAATAAAAATATTAATGTAACTGTAATTACCAATACGGAATATTTTAAATTAGAACAGAAACGGCAACTAAAAGAAAAACTACAAAGTGCTAGATATCGACGTTCAGGACAACCTAAACAAAAATTAAATTCAGTTAAACGGACTGTTCCTGAAAAAATTTTTAAAGCGTATACAGATATTATTAAAAAATATAGTTTTGATATTCCTTCCCCGGATACTGTAATTAATAATTTAGATAAACATAAATTACAAGTATCAATGCTAATGAATACTTCACATAAAATTAGTAATGATAAGAATGCAGATAATAAAGTAAAAAAATATTTTAAACTCCTTGGTGAATTTTTAGGTCTAGAACCTATAGATCTTCAAACACAACCACAAAGTAATAACTTAAATACCATTCAAGAAAATGATCAGAATACAGATACAGAAGATGAACCTGAATTAGTAGAAATTAATAACTAATTTTTTTATAAAATTACTTCATACCATTTTAATTTATTTAATCTTCCTTCTTTTAATAACCATTTTCTTTTGCATTTATTTCTTATTATTCGTCTTTTTTCTTTTATTTCATCATCCGTTAAATTTTTTCTTCTTCTACGAATTTTTTGTCGATTATATCTACTAAAATGTATATTATTATTTATTATATTATCAGATATATCTAATTGATTAAAGCTATCTTCTAATAAATTAATAGTAGTATCAGATAGCTGTAGAGGAGGGACGTTATGAGTATCTATATTTAATTCTTGTCTTTTAATAATATCATCTAAAGAATATTCAAACGATGATCTACAGTAAGGACATAAACTTTTAGTTAAATGTAAATAGCAGTTATTACATAACGAATGTTGACAAGAAAGTGTTTTTTGTTCCGATAAGTCGGAAATTTTAGAATAACATATATTACAATCCTCCATATATTATATCATAGATAATATATTCGTTAAAATGTATAGTATAATAAGACGATGAATATATTTAGATTTAACAAAGTTTTTAATTCATTAATTGATAAAAAAAAAACATTAAAATTATTTAAAATTATTAACAAATTATATAAAAATAATGTTTTTAATGAAGAATTAATATTAAATTTAATAAAAGGATTTGTAATAATTTTTTATTTAAATTCAAAATGTTTTAATGATTATTATAATTTACTATATTATATAAACTATAAAATGAATACACAATTTAAAAATAAGTTTTTTAATAAAATACAAAAGATTAATTTTTCATACCAGTTTAATTTATCTAATAATATAGTTGATGAGATTATAATTAATACAAATAAATTTATTTTTATTAATAATAATATTCCTATTGATAGTAAATTATTAGTTTTATATGAAATACTTGATAATATAGATAAATTATATGTGTCAAATGAATATAAAATACATTTATATTTATTTATTATTAAACAATTTGCGAATAACGCTGACTATGTTTTAGAATTAAAAAAAATTAAAATTATATTAAATGATTACTTAAATAGTAAATAAAATATTAAAAATTTAATACTTCTAATGATTTTCTACAGTTTCTATTACAATATAATTTTGTAAAACCTGTATAAGTTAATAATACGTGAATAACAATACCAGTTATAAAAAAAGCTATATTCATACCAGGTGGTTTTTCTTTATCTTCTTCCTTATTATTATGAGTTGCTACAACAAATCCAACATGACCAATTAAATAACAAACTAAACCAACAATTATGCTTTCAATTGCTAAAATCTGCATTATAATAAGATAGATTTTAATAATAATTTAAATGAATTTTAGATATCTAAATCATTGTGTTCTTCATCACTATCACCACCTTCTGTTTTAAATCTAATACCTTGATATCCAAATTTATAATTATACTCTTTCTTGTTTCCTTTTTCCATAAATTCATAAAGTTTTTTTGACTTTGGAACTGGTTCACTATCGTGAAACTCTTTGAACCATAACTTAAAGTTAGTATACAAATCTCTTTTCTTAATACCTTCAACAGAATCAAACTCTTCGAGATTATTATCATAGTAATCTCTAAATACATCTTGATCTTTTCTATATTTATTTGTACTAACCATCACTTCTTCTGGTTCTTTAAATTTATTTTCTGTATTATATTCAACAACATATTTATTAATCAAATAACTAGCAAAATATGGTGCCCATTTTAATATCTGTTCTTTTAATGTCAAGTCAATTTTAAATTGACTTGGATCTTCTGGATCTGGATTATCTACAAACTTTGAACTAAAATCAATTACACGAATTCTTCTCCAAGTACCACCATCATCAGAAGTAACTTTTGGAAGATCATTACAAGTCAACCAGTATTTAACTTGTGGTTTAACCTCAATTGGTTCTTTATATAATCCACGAACCATAAACCTATCATTCCCAGATAACTCTTTAAAAATACCGACATTCAATTCTTCTTCTGTTCCTGGTTCTTGAAATACACCTGCTCGTGGACCTTTTAATCTTGCTAATTCAGGTGACGCAGCACTTGATGCTCCTCGTTTTCTTGTAATAATTGTAATAGGACAAGAAATATAATAGTCACCGAGTGCTTCACCTAGTAATTGGAATGTAAGTGATTTACCATTTGAACCTGAACCAGTACAAAAGTAAAAACGTTCTTCACATTTACCAGAGACACAACTTGAAATCCTACTCAAAAAATACTCTCTTACATTATCATTTGTAAGCACTGTCTTGAAAAAAGCAGTAATCTTTTTAGCATATGGATTTGTATCTTTCCATTCAATATAATCTACTTTAGTAGATAATGAAATATGATCATCAGGCATCCCTGGTCTAAATCTTTTCATATCTAAATCATATACTCCATTTTCAAAACCAATTAGTTGGTGATTTTCATCTAAACGATCTAAAAACTTATCATCATAAAATAGATTTTTAGCTTCTTTAATAATTCTTTCTTTAAAATTAATATCCATTAGACTTGATGCAATCTTATTATACATTATAGCTTCATCATTATATTTTTTTTTATCTGCTCCTTGTGCTTCCATTGCTTTTAAATTATACTTTGTTGCTTCATTTATGTAATAATTAGAAAACTCTCTAGACATTCTAATTATTAGTGATCCTCCGTTTGGACATTTATGCCATCTATGATTTCTAAATTCATACCATAAATTTTCTTTAACCGCTATACATACGAAACGA